TGGAAAAGGAACTAAGTAAGTTTTTAAAAGAACTACATAAGTCAAAGAAGATATCTATTGCTGAAATTTCAGATGGTTATCACACATTCTCAGAACTATATGAACATAGGAACTTGTTATTTATAACAGTAGCTAGATTGTTCTCTGAAAATAATGCATACGTATGGAAATCTGTGAGGGATAAGTATGGTAAAAATACTAATCGTTGGTTTGTACTAGGGATTGACTACATGCCTCCTAGTGAGAAAAAGCTTATGCAGATAACATATCATTTACCAATGTCTCTATGGAGTTTCTGTAAATTTGCTAGTACTGTTCCCAAAAGTTTATGGAATGGTCACGATTCTAAAGATGTAATTGTTCAACTAAAAGAAATATTAAAACATGATTGATGCTGTAAAACTAATAGATTATGAAGATGGTAAGATATCACTTACAATCCATTGTCATAACTTACAATTTTTAAAATGTTTAGTAGACAAATATCAGGATAATGCTATAAAGGTTATATCCTATGTTTTTTATATGTCATATCCTAGACACGAAAATCCATATAGCAATATTCCTGCTTCAGAAAAGTCGGAGTTAATAGCTTTAGATTTAGGTATAGACTTTTCTTTAGATGATGCAGATATTATAACAGCCATTGATAAATGTGCTAAAATGTATTCTACACCTATCTCTAGAATGTATCATTCTTTGTCTAATGCTTTAGATAAGATTAGTGATTATTTTGATGAAGCTGAAATCTCTGATGGAAAGGACGGAAATCTTACCCAAATTATTAATGCTGCTAAAAACTATGGTAGTATTAGAGATTCTTTTAAAAAGATAAAATCAGACTTTGATGAAGAGAATAAGGTTGTAACATGGGCTGGTAAAGACAAGGCCTACGATCTATGATAGCCGAAGGACCTATATCTATACCTACATGGGATAAGGGTACGTGGACGACTACAGAATTTAGTAGTCGTTCTGAGTTTAGAGACTTTTTAATTAAACTATTTAAAGAACCAGGTAAATATGGATTCGACGATACTTCTCACATATTCAACGAGCAAGCTAGAACATACAGAACAAATAAGTATTATTGTTCCTTTCCTAGAGGAACTAAAGACTTTATCACATACTGGAACGAGCAAAAAACCAGATGTCGTACAGGAGTACTCTTTAGAAATACAAATAGTGCCACCGGGGCCGATAATGTATGGTTTCTACCCCGTGAGTACTACATGTGGTTAAACTTCCTTCCTATTAAGAATAAGGAGACAGGCAAGTTTGACTTTCCTGATGTAAGGGATGCTCAGTACCATATGGCTTTGTATGAGCTTCTAGCCGAGTTACATTATAAGCATGCAGCCATAACTAAGAAACGTCAGATAGCCTCTTCATACTACCATTCAGCTAAGTTACTTAATCAGATTTGGTTTGAAGAAGGTGTGATACTTCAGATGGGTGCTAGTACATCTGCGTACGTTAAGAAGACTTGGAACTTTATGAATGAGTACAAAGACTTCTTAAATAAGAATACAGCTTGGACAAGGGATTTTACTCCTGGTGCATATCCTGAATGGAAACAGATTGATAGGCAAAAGGTTAATGGACGTTGGGTAGAATCGGGTTTGAAAGGTGTGCTTAGAGGAACTTCTTTTGAAAAGTCTGACACACAAGGTGTAGGTGGAGAAACAAGTTACTTCTTTTATGAGGAAGCAGGGATTGCTCCAAGCATGGATAAAACATTTGAGTTCTTAAGACCTGCTATGACCTCAGGACTTATGACTACAGGTATGTTTATAGCTGCAGGGTCTGTGGGTGAATTGGATGATTGTCAACCATTAAAGAATATGACTATCTATCCCGAAGCTAATGACATATACCCTGTTTATACAGATTTGATAGATAATAAAGGTACTACAGGAAAGAGTGGATTGTTTATACCAGAACAATGGTCTATGCAACCATACATAGATCAGTATGGTAACTCTATGGTAGGAGATGCTTTAGATTCTATTTTAGAGATGAGGAAACAATGGAAGAAAGACCTTACTCCTGAAAAGTATCAGCTACGTATCTCTCAGATGCCTATAAATATTGAGGAAGCATTTAAGTTTAGAAAAGAATCTAAGTTTCCTAGCCACCTTGTAGCAGAGCAAAAGAAAAGAATTGAAGACAAAGAATACTCTTTAGAGTATGTAGATATATATAAAGATGTAGATGGTAAAATTAAAGTGAGGGAGACTCCTAGAGTTCCTATTAGACAGTTTCCAATTGTAAGTAATGAGATTGACAAAGGTGGTGTATTTGTAATACACGAACGTCCAATAAAAGATCCACCATTTGGTTTGTATTATGCTTCTGTCGATCCTGTAGGAGAAGGTAAAACTACTACATCAGAATCATTATGTTCTATTTATGTTTACAAAAATCCTAGACAGGTACAAAAACAAGATGGCTCGGAACAGCAAACATTTGTAGAACCAGATAAGATAGTTGCATGGTGGTGTGGTAGATTTGACGATATTAAACGTACTCATCAAATGTTAGAATTGATTATTGAGTACTATAATGCTTGGACAGTTGTAGAGAACAATATTCCATCTTTCATCACCTATATGATTGATAGGAACAAACAAAGATTTTTAGTACCTAAGTCACAAATGTTATTCTTAAAAGACCTGCATGCAAATGCTAGTGTGTTTCAAGAATATGGCTGGAGAAACACAGGTAGGTTATTCAAAGACCATCTTCTTAACTATTTAATAGAATACTTAGTTGAAGAAACAAACGTAGAAGAGTTGATGAAAGGTGTAGAAAGAACTGTGTTTGGAATAGAAAGAATACCTGATGTAATGGCTATGGTAGAGATGGAAAACTATCAAGAGGGAATCAACGTTGACCGGTTAGTATCCTTAGCAGCTCTTATAGCCTTTGCAAAAGTACAGCAAGCAAACCGTAAAATGTTGACTTTTAAGGAGACAACTACTGTACCTACCAACAAAAATACTAAATTTGCTCAAAGTATGTTTAGAAATATTGGGAAAACCAACGTCCCAGGTATGCAGACAATAAGAAAAAACCCATTTAAAAATATAAGATAATATGAAAATTCTTAATGCCTTAGATCTAAAGGGTGGTGCCAAAGCAGAACTTGGAGGAATCAATACGACATTAACACAACCTATTCAGTTTTTACCTAGAAAAGAAAAGGATGACAAGTGGGTGGCATGGGTAGCTGATTGGTTAGAATGGAATGGTATTCGTCAAATATCTAGAAATGCTAGAAAGATACTTAAGAACTATAAGTTAGCTAAAGGTATTATAGATAGAACAGACTATATTCCTGATTCAGATAATGATTATAGGGAAGTTATAGACACCTTACAGGTAGAAAATATAGCAGCATTAGAGCTCAAATTCTATCCGATTATACCAAATGTAATCAATGTAATGTGTGCAGAATTTGCTAAAAGAAACACATCCGTTAGTTTCCAAAGTGTTGATGATGAATCTTATAACACTATGTTAGAAGAGAAACGTCAGCAAGTTGAAAGTGTTCTTATACAAAGAGCACAACAAAAGCTGATGATGAAATTAATAGAACAAGGTATTGATCCTGAGGATCCTGAAATGCAAGAGCAAGTTCAACAGGAATTATCAGAAGATAAGATTAAGGGTTTACCAGAAATAGAAAAATTCTTTAGCAAGAATTATAGAAGTATGGGTGAACAATGGGCATCTCACCAATATAAAGTAGATGCTGAAAGGTTTAGAATAGATGAGTTAGAAGAAAGAGGTTTCCGTGATATGCTTATTACGGATAGAGAGTTTTGGCATTTTAAGATGTTAGAGGATGATTATGATGTTGAGCTGTGGAATCCTGCATTAGTGTTTTACTATAAGTCACCAGAAGTTAGATATGTTTCTGATGGTGCTTGGGTAGGAAAGATAGACTTGATGACTATCTCTGATGTTATTGATAAGTATGGATGGCTTCTTACCGAAGAGCAGCAAAAGGCTATAGAAGCTATCTATCCTGTTAAGTCTGCCATATACCCAGTTGCAGGTTATCAGAATGATGGGTCTTTTTACGATGCTACCAAATCTCATGATTGGAATGTTAACAGGCCTTCATTAGAATGGAGACAGTTTATGTCTACTTGGGAGGGAGGATTATATGGTCCTGATGTAGTAGAAGCTGTAGTTAGTCAGAGTGAAAGTACCTTTGATTGGTCAATGGCTTCTCTAATACGTGTTACAACATCTTATTGGAAATCACAAAGAAAGGTTGGTCACCTTACAAAAATAGACGAAGTAGGTAATGTTATTATAGATATTGTCAGTGAAGAGTATGTTGTTCACGACAAGCCTGTATATAACACCGCAGTATTTAAAAACAAGACTAGAGATAATCTAGTATTTGGTGAACATATTGACTGGATATGGATTAACGAAACTTGGGGTGTTACAAAGATAGGTCCTAATAGACCTTCTATGTTAGGTATGAGTAATCCGGGTGGGGTAAATCCAATGTACATAGGTATTAATCAAAATAAGCCAGGGCCTTTAAAGTTTCAATTTAAAGGAGATAAAACCTTGTATGGTTGTAAGTTGCCTGTGGAAGGTGCAATATTCTCTGATAGAAATACTAAGTCTATGTCCTTAGTAGACTTGATGAAACCTTTCCAAGTATCCTACAACATGGTTAATAACCAAATTGCAGATATATTGGTGGATGAACTAGGTACAGTTATTCTATTAGATCAGAACGTATTACCTAAACACTCATTAGGAGAAGATTGGGGCAAGAACAATTATGCTAAGGCCTACACAGCTATGAAAGACTTTAGCATTCTTCCTGTAGATACATCTCTTACGAATACAGAAAATGGTGTAAACTTTAATCATTTTCAGGTGCTTCCGTTAGAGCAGACACAAAGGTTAATGTCTAGAATTCAGCTTGCTAATTATTTTAAACAACAAGCTTATGAGGTAATAGGTATTACTCCACAAAGATTAGGTCAGCAGATAGGTCAAACACAAACAGCTACAGGAGTAGAGCAGGCTATCTCAGCTTCTTATGCTCAGACAGAAATGTACTTTATACAACACTCAGATTACCTAATGCCTAGAGTACATCAGATGAGAACAGACCTTGCTCAATATTATCATTCTACTAATCCATCATTACGTTTGCAGTATATGACTACGTTAGATGAGAAAGTAAATTTTGAGATAAACGGTACACAACTGTTGTTGTCAGATATCAATGTATATTGTACTACAAAAGCTGATTATAGATCTTTAGTAGAACAACTTAAACAATTAGCAGTAAACAATAATACTACTGGTGCTAGTCTTTATGATTTAGGTAACATCATGCAGTCTAAGTCTTTAGCTGAGATAGACCATGTAATGAAAGACATGGAGAAAAAAGCTATGCAACAAAAGCAACAAGAACAGCAACAACAACAGCAGTTAGAACAAATGAGAATAGAAGCTGCTGAAAAAGACAGGAAATTACAAATGGATCATCAAGCTATGGAGAATGAAAAGAATAGAAGAAAAGATATTCTAATAGCTGAGATACGTGCTGCAGGTATGGGTGCTATGGTTGATATTAATAAAAACATGCAGAGTGATTACTTAGATGAGATGGAACGTATTAGAAACAGTGAAGAGTTTCAAGACACAATGAGCTTACAAAGAGAAAAAGAAACCAATAGACAGACTAACGAGAGAGAAATGCAAATGATGGAAAGAGAAAAATTAAATACTCAATTGCAGATGAAGAATATGGACCTACAAATAGCACAGGAAAACAAAAATAAATACGATGTAGAAAACCTTGCAAAATCTCAAAATCAGAAAAAGCAAGAGAAAAAGAAAAAAGGTTAGTTATAATATGTCAAAAACTTTGTAAAGAACTTTAACAACCTGTAAACTTTAAAAGTTTATATTTTATATTTGAACTCGTAATTGTAAGTCAACCAACACTTAACAAAATATGGCAAAAGAAACAACAACCAACACAACCGTAGAATTAGATTCTAAAACGATAGATGAGATTCTAGGAGTTCCAGGGGTATCGACAGATAGTATAATGACATCTGACGATGGAACAGGAGAAGAAAAGAAAGAAAACTTCTTTTCAACTGCAGACCCAGTAGCTAAGGTTTTAGATTCAATATCAAAACCTGAAAGCAAAAAAGAAGAAACAGAAGAAGAAGACGTTCCTTCAAATATTGAAACAACAAAAGAGGAGGCCGATAAAATCCTTAACCCTACAACTTCTGTAAAACATGAAGATGAGAAACAGAAGATGAATAAGGGTACAATGATCAACGTCCTTAGAAAGATGATGGACGATGGTAAGATTGTAGGATTTGATGATGATACTCCTTTAGAAAATTATTCTGTACAAGATATAGAAGAACTTTTAGATGCTAATTTAAAAGCAAAAGAAGAACAAGCTTTAGGTACAGTATCTAAAGACTTTTGGACTTCTTTACCAGAAGAACTTCAAGTTGCAGGTAAATACCTAGCAGATGGTGGTACAGATTTAAAGCATTTATTTAAAGTTCTTGCACATACTGAAGAGGTAAAGCAAATACCTATCGATGACGAAAGAGGTCAGGAAATTGCTTGCCGTGAGTACCTTCGTGCTACAAACTTTGGAGATGATGAAGATATCGAAGAAGAAATCAATGCTTGGAAAGACAGAGGTGATTTAGAAAACAAAGCTAAAAAGTTCAAACCGAAGTTGGACCAAATGCAAGATCAGATTATAGCACAGAAGCTGCAACAACAAGAAGCTATTAAAAGGCAACGTGACGAAGCTGCTAGAAACTATATGGATACATTAGCTAGCACTTTAGATAGAGGTGAGCTTAGTGGGGTAAAGCTAGATCGTAAAACACAGAACTTTTTATGGTCTGGTCTTTTAGAAAATAACTACCCATCTGTAAGTGGTCGTCCTACAAACTTGTTTGGACACCTTATAGAAAAGTACCAATACGTAGAGCCACGTCACGATTTGATAGCAGAAGCACTTTGGTTACTTGCTGATCCTGATGGTTATAAAGCAAAAGTAAGACAGATAGGAAGTAATACCCAAGCAGAAAAAACCGTAAGAATGTTAAAGACTGAACAAGCAAATAAGACTACGACTAGTGTCCGTGAAGAAGAGCAAGAAAAAGGAAGAGGAAGACAACAGCCGAAGTTACAGAGGAATAACTTTTTTAAACGGTATTAACAAATAACAAATAACAAAAACAAACAAACATGAGCACACCTGTTCTAAACAATGGTATATTCATGAGGGATAACGAGTACACTGCAGGTTCGCACCTGGATTCGTACCACCTTAAGAATCTACTGAAGGATGCCGAACCTATGGATATGGGTCCGGTTGACATCTGGGCAATGACACAAAAAGTGGAAATGCCTTTGTATCAAATGTCTAGCTTTAATGGTAAGAATACCATTATGGTTGACAACGTACGTGGAGAGTGGAAATGGCAATTGCCTATTTCTATCGATCTTCCTTACATTATTGAAGATATCGAGCCAGGAAATCTGACAAAAGGTATCGATGGTACAACATTCCGTATCAAAGTTAACAAGAGAGAATTCGGTCACACCGACATTATCACTTTTGACAAGTATAACGGAGCTGAAATGTACATTGTTCCTGATGTAGATGTTGTAACACTTGGTGACGGTTTCGTGTATACCGTTCAGCTTGTGAACAATGATAGCTTCAAATATTTGGATAACAAATACTTAGCACCTCAAACTAAACTTTTCCGTGTGGCATCTGCTCGTGGAGAATATGGTGAGAGATTTGCGGATATCCAAGTAAGAACTGGTTTCCGTGAATACTACAACTTCGTAGGTGGTGCAGAAGCTAACGTAGAATATTCTATCTCTAGCCGTGCAGAACTTATGGCAAAAGGTGGTATGACTGCAAAAGGTACTATCCCTGTAGTAGAAATTTGGAGATCATTCGACAAAAACATAGATCCTTCTGTTAACTCTATTGAGAAGATGATTGGAACTATGGGTGCTGATTATGTAAAAGGTGCTATTGCTAATGGTAATTTGAGCAAGGCTCTTATCACCAAACTAGAAGCTGCACACCTTTCTAAGATTGCACGTGATATCGAAACTTACCTAATGTGGGGTAAAGGAGGAAGAATTCGTCAGGATGGTCCAGATGATATTCGTCTTACTGTAGGTCTTTGGAAGCAGCTTGACTCTTCTTATAAGAGAGTGTACAACAAGATTAACTTTAATCTTGATATGTTCAAAGCTGAGATTTATAACTTCTATGCAGGTCGTGTAGAATTCCAAGGTCCAGATCCTGGTCGTAAGCTTATTGTTCAAACAGGTATAGGCGGTATGAAGCTTATCAACGAAGCTATTGCTCGTACAGTATCTAGTACAGGTCTTCAGGTACAAGCTGCACAAAATGCAGGTATCGGAGCAATCAC